ATTTTGAACATCTACTAAAGCAGAAGAAAGTCTGCTTACTTCATCGAAATTGGTTGGCGCTGCTCCAGATATGTCTGCGTTTCCATCAGCATTTGTTATCTCTACACTTGGAAGATCTCCCCCCGCTTCAAAAACATAAAACTTTGGAGAAATGGTTCTAACAAAGTCGCCAACAGTTTCTTTTACTGAAATATTATTAATTGCAGCATTATCTTTTAATTTTGCAACAAGGTAGAGGGGATATGGATTATAGTTATAAAGTTTTACTCTTAATGGAGATCCATTTGCGGTTAATTTTACTGGACGAATCAATATCGTAAAAGGTGTTCCCGACGACCCTCCAAGAGTATCACTAATCTGAATATAAGAATAAAATGTATTACCACTTGTATATGTAAACACCTTTCCTATAAATGTAACGCCAGTTATTTGTGCTGTTTCACCAGAAAGAATAGCGATTTGTCCACCATCATAATCAACAGTTGGTAATGAACCCTCTACTTGAATGAATGTTCTTCCTTCTGGATCTTGAACTGCTGGATCTCCATCTTCTGGATGATAATTTAACTCAAAAACCTCTGTGATTTGAGAGGGATCTGAAATTTCAATAGTTACTTTTGAGCAGATTCCTGGGGAAGGAGATGGAAGTGATGGAATTCTATAGTCAATACCCATTCTTAACGGTGGATTATTTGGTGCCCAACTTTCACTAGTTTCAACACCTTCTTCATTTAATGCAGCATATGAATGTGTATGTTCTGCAAATAAAATACTTGATAGTGGTAAAGTAGTTGTAGTTCCAGCACCAGTAGAGAAACCCTCCAAAATATTTGGATCACTGGTGACTGGTTCTACATCAGTTACACCGATTAAGAAATCTGACCAATGGGAATAAGAATCTTTTTGATTTGGATTGACAAATTGAATCTCAATTTTAGAACCAGTAAACTTGAAATTGGAAGCAGCGCAGTGATCATAATTGCTTAATCTAACGCCATATGGGTATGGTCCATTGCCAAAACTTGTTGTGAGTCCTGTAATTCTATCTAAAGTTTCAATTCCTGATATTGGTCTATCTCCATAATCGGGATATCCATCGAGACCAGGACCATACCCCTTAACAAGTGCAGATTCAAATGAACCTGCCGCTCCAACAGGACCATCAACACTTACAATATATGCATTGTAAATTGTAGGGGAAATAAGTTTTGCTCCAATATCAGACTCATAAAAATAAGTATCATTAATTGCAGCAATGTCATTTGGTCCAACAAATTCAAATTCAACAGTTCTACCCACCGAGGTTGATGCAAGTCCTGGTGTGTATACATGTCCAAATCCAGGGCAACCTTTGCAAGTTATAACTTTGATTTCTGTTAAGGAATCTGAAGTTACACTGAGTCTTGATGGAATAATTAGTTTTTTATTTTGTATTTCCGTTCCTACACTATTAAGTATGTAATTTTTTGGTACGATGCCAAAAATGGATCTATAATCTACTGGATTTGTTGCTTTTAGTGGTGATGATTTGGAGTAAATCTGAGTAGTTCCTTCATCGCCACCATCAATATAGTAAGAAGCACCGTACTTATATAAGAATTGTGGTGTTCTTACGTCAGATGTATTTTCGATATTTAATGAATACTTTAATCTAAAATAAGAATCCTGTAAACATGGACTTCCAAGTGAGTTTTCGATGACTAAAGTGTGAATAACAACCCATCTCGCTTCTCCAGGTCCCGCTGGAATATACGCATAGAATCTGGCACCAATAGCACCATACCAACCAAACTCAATCTTATACATGGTAACTTTTTCTGGTTGAATTAGATAACCAGAAGGTCCATTACCATTCAGTGGATCGCCATTAAATTTATCTCTGGGAATTTCAATTGTCCAATATTCAGTATCATCAAATGGGTCACCAGATTGCTTTCTAATTTGATCTGCATTTTCCAAATTACTTCTTCTAAGTGCAGATAATTCTAATGGAATAGTACTTCTGCGAATAATTTTAAGTTGTCCAGCATTAATTTGAAAAACATATTGATCCGTTGGGTTTGAAATGCCCCATTCCAAAGTCAAACCACTAACTGGTTCAGACGAAGATCTTAAACCAAAAGTAAATCCACTAATTCTTCCCGATTGATATCTAAAAACTCTTCTAGATTGTAAAAAAGCGTACCTTTGAAAGTTTGCGTTATAACCAGGCCTAGTATTTGTTGAGTCAAATGATCCATCTAAAATTGAATCAACTGTACTAAAATTAAACGTAAGTCCAGTTACAGGATCTGTTAAAAGACTGTCTTTTATATCTCTCCAAGTGTCAGTCCAAGTGTCAACTAATCCAAAAGATTCGGAAATTCCAACAGAGTAAACAACATCTCCAGTTTTGACATACACTTTAGATGGATCCAAAAATCTATCTTTCCAATCTGCAGGATATCCTAGAGATGAACCGTCTCCAGTATCATAGTATTCGTACAAATCATTTCCCAACTGAATGAATGATATGTATTGATTAAATAGTGTCTCATCATACAATCCAACATTTACGAATTTCGGACCAAATGGATAAGAATATGGTGGTGGAAATGCTTGTATTTTTATTCCAGATTCTTGTATTTCTTCTGTTCTTGTAGCAAGGTAGCGATTTCCATATAAATTATTCGCTCTATTATCCCAACTACCGAAACTAGTACCTGCATTATAAGTATAGAACTCGAATTCATCTGGATCTAATCCATAAGATGAAACATTAGAGAATAAACTTAATTGAGTTTCTGCACGAGGAACTCCCAAAAGACTAGAACTAACTTCACTGGTCTCTTTGAATTGTTCTGCAATTTTCCATACGTTATCTGATCTTCTTAAATTACTTGTTGATCTATCTATTCCTACCTCAGCAGTATAAGGAGACCCAGAAATAGTGGTTTCTTTTGATAAAACTAATTTTGCTGAGTTAGACTTTGATATAAATGTATCATCTGGTATTCCACCACCAGAGATTTTATCGAAGACTTGAATATTATAACTTGAAATATTTTCTTCAAAATATATTTTATTATAATCTACTCCAATATCCTCAACTGTCTTGACTATGACATATGGATAGTCATCTACTGTAACTGTACCACCAGATTGCAGAGATACTGTCTCGCCAAAACTAACAGAACCGCTTCCCACAGTTAGCACTGTAGTTGATACATATGCATCAAGATCGACTCCATATGTTCCAGTTAAAGCAGCAATTCTGGAATGATCTACTCTTGTGTAAGTGTCATAAGGTTCACTAGAAAAAGTAATAGAAGTTGATCTATCTATTGATGCATCTGGAACATAATATTCATCAACTTCTGTAATTAGAGGAGTTCCAAATTCATCGGTTAAGATTTCACCATTAGCAATATTGTAGAGACTTTGTTCATTTGAGGGAATGATTGAAACTCTACGTTTATCATCCCCAAATTTTACGTCTTTTCCCCCATTCATGAATCACTGCTCCTCCCAAGTTAAACTTGCTGATATTTCTGCTGACGGACTGCTAGGGTTATAAGAAGATTGAGAAGAACCACAAAGGTATAGACTTTCAACTTTATTTGTTAATGGGAATGATAGATATTCTTTATTGTAGTCAAAGTATGGAGAAAGATCATATTCTTCACCAGAAGCAGGAACAAAAAGACTTGCCACGATTGTTCCAGTTCCTGGAATAGGACTTCTGGTTTGTGGATTCACTTTTACTGAAGACAGTTGATCTAAAGTAAATTCAGATGTGGTTGATGATGTTCCTTCTCCAATTGGCGTTGAATTTTCTTCTCTTAAAAATGGTTCAGCAGTGGTGAGAATAATATTATCTAGTGTTGATTCTAAAGCATAGAAATAATAACCATCTGTTTCAATACCTTTAGTTCTATCTGAACCCCTGTTCTCAAGATATCCAAGAACTGAAATTGGTCTTTGTGATGCATCACTTTCAAAGTATCCTCTAAAGTAACCGTAAGTTCCTGTGCCAATATCTCTGATATATTCTGCCTGCGCCTGACCCACATTAACTGAAAATGATGTATCATCTATACGAGTTACTGTTAAATTTTGTCCAGAAGTTGGGTCAGTTGATCTTGGATATGAATGTGTGGTTGCGTAATTATCCAAAGAGCATGTAAGTGTAATTGCACCATTTGCAATAGCAACTGTATCTCCCGTTGTCATCCCATGAGTAGCGGTAGTTACAACAGTCAAAACTCCAGATGATCCATCATAATCAGTTCCAGTTGTTGCAGTTAATGTTCCACCTGCTGCAGTACCAGTTTGAATTGAGATTGCGCCAGCAGTTCCAGAACTAAAATTATGATTACCAGTATAAACTACTAGAGGTAATTCAACTCTGGTTGGTTTTCCCCTTTTTCCGATATTTACTGAAGATGTTAATGAAGGAATCCCATCATTTGGTTCAACAATAACAGCGTCTGTTTGGAAGATGGGTGTTTTTAAGAGATCTAACTTGATGACACCAGTTGAACCAGTAGAAAGTCTTGTTGGATAAACTTGTGTCCTATTTCTTACACTTCTACCAGTACTACTTTGAATGAAGTCTCTGCATTTAATACCAATTAGAGGAGTAACACGTTCTGGAATAATATCAATGGTTGATATTGAACTTGAACTTAATGGTGCATTCAGATGAAGTCGATCGTTTTGTGGATTATAGTAATTAATTTTAATATTTTGATCTAGTGGATTAGAAGTAATAACTCTTGCACCAACATAATACGAAGAGGATAATCCAGAAGTTGCGCCTGCGGTCATGTATGGATCTGAAGAATCAGTAGCACTATTAAGTGAAACTTGAGTTGACCCAGTTCCAACTCCATAAGTTCTTCTCAATCCATAAACATTGGTGCTTGTTGGAGAACCATAACTAAAGAGTTTTACTGTACCACGGTCACCACCATCAATATAGTATGAAGCACCATACTTGACAATATGTTCGGAAGAAGATCCATATCCAAATTCAGTTTGGGTTCTAAGTGAATTTGCATAACCCTCTCTATTTGGACCACCCCCACCATAGACCATGTAGGTAATAGGAAGGGTCGCATTGCCCAGTGAGGAGACCTTCAACTGGTTTGATGCTCTCAGGTGGTGTACTCGTACCCAACGTGCCTCACCATTGCTTACAGGGACATATGCGAGGAACAGAGCACCAACAGCACCATACCATGAGTACTCAACCTTGTACATGGTAACCTTGGTTAGATCAAGGTCCCAAATACTTGTATCAGTCAGTTGTTCACCAGTGTCAGTATCGGTAACAACTTGACCTGCTCTCTTGTCTGATACAACATCACTGTATAAAAGTCTATCAGTATCACCATCTAATCGGTCACCACTAAATCTAGATCTTGGGATACGATACTCATAAACACCAAAATACTGGATATCAACGTTCTGATTTACCCATTTATCGTAATATGCATTCAGTTGGTCAATTTGAGTCTTGAGATCAGAAGTATTTCCAACAGGTAAAGTAGTATCAATATATCCTTCATCGTTCCCATCTGCATCAAAATACATATAGGGGAACATTCCCGTTGGTTTTACAGTTGTGTAAGCAGTTCTATCACCATTAACAAGAGTTCCAAGAACAGGTTGAATAAATGGAACAGGAGTCACCAGAACATGTGATGAAATTCCAGCGTAACCATTTACATTTGGAAGTCCAGTTACTGTGTTATTGTTAAGTGTATTCAATGTGATCGCAGTATTACTATTTGATGTATCGACTGCAACGCTAGTTACTTTATAAATTTGATCATCAACCAAATTAGTAATAACAGTAGAACTAGTTCCCTTGCTATATGAAACATATTGGCCAGTGGATAAACCTACTGCATGACCACCACTTTGATAGTAAGTTGGCACAGTAGAAACACCAACATTAACGGTGAATGAAGTTGGGGAATCTACTCTTACAATATTATAACCATGAGTTCTATTTGGATATATTTTTTGCTCGTTGGTAAAACTACCAACATCACATGTCATGGCGATCCCAGTTAATGTAATATATTTTCCATTTTTAAATCCATGCTCACCAGAAGTAGTAACGGTCATTAAACCGTTTTCGATATTGTAGACGGCATTGGTTATACTCTTTGCTAATCCTGTTAATGAAATGGTATTTCCATTGTAAATGGAAGAAATTCCAACTTCATATCTTGGTTGTAGCAGTGACTCATCATATACGGCAGCATGAGTCATCATAAGGTTATCCCTTACTATGACTAAATCTCCCAGTTTTGCATTACTATACCCACTAGGAACTGAAGTTGCACCAACACCAACAGATTCGGAACCTCTTGCTTCTAAAGGATCATATGGATTAGTTGTCCCATAATCAGAAGTTTGTCCAGGATTTGCAGTATTACTAAACTCTACTGGGTTTTTAAAAGTAATTGATTGAGTTCTTCTAACTACACAGAAGTTATCTCCTTCACCATTATTTCTTGATTCCCAGTAATATCCATCATAGTTGTCAAAGATTCCATATTTACGAACACATGGATTATATATTCCAGCACCATTAGAAGCGATTAGAGTTGTCTTTACACCAAAGGTAGCAGAAGAAACACGACCAGGTTGATATCTGAAGAATCTCTTTGAAGTAAGAATTGCAGTCTTATCTGCAGGAGCCTCAAGAAGAGCACCAGATTCTTCTGGGACGTGCGTAAGTCCCCACCCCATAGTCTGAGCAACACCAACATAGTTGCCATCGTTACCAACAGTAGCAAACTGTTCTGGTGTTGATGTCCACTCACTTGGGTTTACATCATAAGTATTAACGTCAGCAAAAATACCAAGAGCAACTTCTGATCTGGGAATTCCAAGAAGAGATAAAGCAACTTCAGATTGGACTTTGTTTTGTTCTTCAACTGGAATTGTTGATTGATCAACTGCAATAACAACTGGAATTGATTTATCAGAAGTCTGTTGACCAGGAGGAACAGGAGCAGTTCTACCTACAACAGTTACTGCTGAATTATTATTTACGTTAGTATTGTCTGGCATTTAGATGACTCCGACTCTTCCTTTGGCGATTGTGAATGTTCTCCTTATAGATATATATCCACTCTCATTACCATTATTTAAAGATGTGATGTTAAATCCAGTTAATCCAAGTTCAACGCTGCTAAAACCAACAACGGTTTTAGTCTGAACAGTAAGTTCATAACTAGCAAGACTTGGAGATACTGAGTGATTAACAAGTTTCACAACATCACCAGTGGAAATTCCAGCTGCCTGGTCAAGATCTTTAAGTGTCACTGTGTAAGTGGTTGCGCCTGAACCAATTGTATTCCAGACACCTGTTCCAATTCCAATATAAGTTGAATAACCAATTGGTTTATCCAAATATTCTTGGGCAACAATATCATAACCAAGAGCACTACTCAGACCAAGTTGACTTGTTCTCGATTGTGGCATGTACAGTTGAATGTATCCATTCTGTCTGCCAGTTTCTGATGTGTATATATCAAAGTTCAGGAAAGGTGTTCCTAAAGTTTCATTTGTGGTTCCCTCACCAACAATATTTCCAATTCCTTGGGAAATAATTGCAACACTATCACTGCTAATGTCCTTAACATCACCATTTTCGAGATAAAGTAATTCTGGACCTAAGAAATCAGTCGATCTATCAATTGTAACATTGATAGAATTAAAATCACTATCGTAAATATCTGGTGATGGGATATATTCATCTGATGGTCCAAGAATAATGTTATTAGTTGTTGTAATCTTACCACTTGCATAAACTCTCAGTCCTGCTCCACAATTACGAATAATATTTCCTCCAGTAGATACTACGGAAGTAGCGGAAAGATCTACAGGTCCAGGATAATTTTCAAACAAAGAATCATTAATTCTTAGAACTTGGGCATTTTGTGCCAAAAGTGGTTGATATGCTTCTCTATCGGTTAAGGATCCATCAACAAAAGAACAGTTTTCTATTGAAATTCTACTAGAATCTTCAATATTAAGTCCATCTGCAGGACTATTCCTGATTTCCATAGATTTGAAGAGACTTGATCTAATCCCTCTCATATTAACCAAAAAACTGTTCTCTTCAGTTTCGAATGTGATATTATTTGAACTATTACCATCGATTGTCATATCACGAATAGTAACATCTGTAGGATTTGCAACGTCTGCTCCAATGAAATTACCATCAAATGGTAGATTATTACCACCACCATCAGTAGAATCAAGTGCAAAGTATTGTTGTTTGAGAATTGTATTCTTTCCATTTCCATTTAAAGTAAATGAGGTTGGAATAACAACTTTAGTTGCTAAGAAAGTTCCACTTGGTAAATTCAGATAAGATCCACCAGCAGTTACAGTATCATCGATTGCTTGCGATAGTGCATAAGTATTATCATGAACAACTTTTACCTGATCGGTAGCAGAGTAAGTTCCATTTAAACTATATGCATTATTTACAGTGATACTATTAACTCCAATAGAAATAATTTCATCAATATCCCATCCCCTTCTCTTTTGAGTTGATGCTGTATTTGGGAAATGAATTTGATCAGAATCAAATTCATTTTTGGTTCCTTTGGTTGACCAAGTAGGTTGTTCATAAACACCATAATCCTTCCAAAGAATTGAAGTGCTATTTGATAATTCTTTATCTCCAAGAATTGCAACCAGTTTAGCATCATTGATATTAGCTGTTCCAGCACCAACTGTTTCTTGTCGATAAACTAGAACACCATTACTAGTAGAACTTCTAGAGAAAGTCAAGGAAAGATGATCAATGTCATTGAAACTTTCGATTGGTACTGTATCAACTCCAGTAGTTGGAGTAATTTGAGCAGCAGCACCAACTTTCCCAGTTCTATAATCATATTCTGCAATCCAATAACGATAGTAGTTAGGACCAGAAGTCGCTCCAACTCTTGAAATTACACCTCCAGCAACTGGATCTGGAACAACATCTGAGTCTGATGTAAGCGTTACACCAAAAAGTTTTACCTTTTGTCCAACATCAAATCTTGCTGTTGATATTCCAGAAATTTGAAGTTTACCATTTACATTAGCACCAGTACCAGTATAAATTGTAGGATCATTACTGATTCCATAACTTCTTAGTGTATAAGAATCCAATGTATGAACATCAACAAGTTCATACCCAGTTCCCTGTGAATTTGTTTTTAGAACACGATCAGCTTTGAATGTTGATTCTTCTGTAGAATTATTTGGTAAATCGGAGAACTTGAAATTTTCGTATGTAGTTGCACGAATAGTTCCGTTTACATCCAGTTCATGATTTGGTGATGCTGTTTTAATTCCTACAAATTCACTTAATTGATCAACAACCAGTGATGGGTTGGTATCTGGACCAACCTGGAAAAATGGATTAATTAAATTATTTCCTTTGATTTGAAGTTTAATAGCATTGATTCCATCTATGCTATCAGTCGATGTCAGTTTGTTCGTGAAGTTTACTGGTCCTCTAAATTCCGATGGAAGGTTTCTGTTTGGTCCACCGCCAACACGAAGAGTATTTCTAATAAAGACATCATCAAAACTTACTGTAGCGTCTGAAGAAATTTCACCAAGGAATGTTTGTCTCGGTGTAGTTCTTTCGCCAGTGAAGAAATCTCCACGATCATTCATTCCAGAGAAGAATACAATTCCTCCCTTTTCTTCTTTAGTTACAGATAATAACTCCTCTTCTAAAGTGAGAGTTCTTTGTATTCTCTGTGGAAGAGAAGTAGAATAGTTACCAGGACCATAACCAATATATTCAAAGGTATGACCAGAAGCACGAATACTTGAAAATCTTCTGACTTCCGATGGAATAATATTAATTACTCTCACTAAAGAATAATTATCATGTGGTTTTGATAAAGTTCCAAGAACTCCTCTATAGACATTTACTTGAGTTTGATCTACAACTGAAGATACTCTTAAAATTTCATCATCAATTTGTAAAAATACTCCTTGTTTAATTGGAGTTGTATTTGCCAAATAAAGATTTTGACTAGTCGTATCAATAGAAGATGACATTGTAGTGGTAATGCCAGAATTCATACTAATAAGATTACCACCAATTTTTTCACTTTGTAATGATGTATCTTCACCAAATGCGCCTATTCCATACTTATAGACCTCTGCTGATGCTACTCCAGTTGTTGTTATTCCTATTGTTGGTTGAATTGTAAAGATAAATTGATTTACTCTTTCCTGTACAATAAAATCTGAATTATAGATGTCAGCAGATGATCCACTAACTCCAGAAATTTTTATTTTATTACCAACTTGCAATCCATGTGAAGTGGAGGTTGTAACTGTGACTATTCCTGCAATAGTTGTTGATGCCGCACCAGCAATGGAAGTAATTGACAATGAATTGTCAACAATATAGAAAATTCCATCTGATGTTGTATGAATACCAGAATAACTTCCTGTATTGTAAGTTACTGATTTCGAAGTTGGAACATCAGTAATTTTATAAAGACCATTGTAACCGCTGGTTTTTCTATTTTGGGTAGTTCCAATACCAACTACTTGAATAACTTTTCCTACACTATCATTAATTGAACTTACGGAAAGTTGACCAGATGTTCCGTTGGGAACAGTTAACGTGTTTCCTACAGTATATGCAGATCCACCATCAACAATAGATGCATCTGTAATTGTTCCTGCTGCACTTACAGTAATATTAGCAGTTACATTGTTTCCCGATCCCCCACTGAGAGGAACATTATATAATGTGGTTACAATGCCAGATCCATACCCAGAACCTTCGTTTGCAATTGAAACCTGCAGGACACTATTTAAGTTATGGTCAAACTCACTATAGATTGTGGTTATTCCAGTATTGTTTGATGTTGCATTTGTAACCGCAAATCCAATTCTATTATCTTTGATGTATGAAACTGTAGATTCTTTAGTAATACTATTAAGAGGATCATCAATTACAACCTTTCCAAGTAACTTGTTTGATGATGCAGAAATGGACTGCTCTGGATCATTAACTTGATTATCTTTGTCAATGGTTGGATAAAGATAGTTAATATTTTGTGGGAATTTTAAATTAGAAAACTCGGATACTGTTGGTGAAATATTTCCAATCAAACATGTCAAGTAATAAATTCCATCTTGAATTTCTGAAACATATTCTTGAACAGTCTCGACACCTTTAATTGTATATGTCGTATCATATTCATTTTTTTCAAATGCAGGAAGTAAAGAACCTCTGTCTGAAATGTTATCTATAAATGATCCACCATTATTTGCATTTGTATATGTAAATACTTTTGTATCTTCTACAGAATCAACATAGTAATAACCATTAAATCCTGCTTCTTCATCTGCATTTATATTAGTGGAACTCTTTACATTTTTAATGTGAACTCTATCATTAACCGACAACTTGTGGGGTTTTTCGGTCGTAACAGTGACAGTGGAACCACTTGTGGTAATTCCTGCAATAATTCTAGGATTACGATTTGAATTTACACTAGTGATAGATGATTCTTCAATGACTGTCTTTGATTCCTGAAGAACGAAGTTTTCTGTAGGTGCCTTTGCATTTCTAAATTCTTTAGGAACAACATAACGTAATCTATAAATTCTATTATTAGAATCACGAGATTCATTTGTTCTTCTAATATAAGTTGCAGAGTTATTATCTGAAATTTGAGTGGAAAATCCAACAAATCCCTCATAAATTTTATTAGTCGATGTTGATGATCCTGCCAGTATGTACCAGTTATTTTGATTTGAATCATATTGAACTGGATGTCCAAATTCTCCTGGAAGCTTGTCTGTAACTCTACTTATGATGGTGATAATTCCACCACTTGTGTTTTTAATATCTACTGCTGCCCCATTGTTAGCATTATTTAATGATTTTGCTAACTTAATTTGATTTGAACTTAAAGAACCTCCAGTAATTGCGTAATAAAGTTGTCCGTTTTCCAGTCCCCCAGGAACGGTTGCATCATCACTATAAATTCGAATTGTTTCTCCAGTATATAAACCATGATCGGAATCTAAATTCAGAATGTCATTTGCTGTATCAATTGAATTTAAACCTGCAACTCTAGTTACTGTATATGATTTTTTAGCAGAAGGTCCATCTCCAGATGGAACTTGCATTAGAATTGGTGAACTATATGTAACGTTTAATCCACCAAGATTTAAGTCAATGTATAAAATTTCATTATCTTTGGAACCAACTCTAAAACCATTTGTAATATTAGACGGTGGGTTGTCTTGATCAGTTTCACCGAGTAAATAAATTCTTGATGTATTTCCAACTGAAAGTGTGGTAGTTGGATCTAAAACTCTCCACAGAACGTTGAAATCTGATTCTTGGAGATCTTTTGGTGGAACAATGTGTGTAATATAACCAGTATCGTCACGATCAAATGACTGCTTTCTGAATCCTTTAGAGATCAGAGACTTTGCACCAAAGTTTGAGTTGGAGTTTGTAATTGATTGATCTGCACCATCTTCAGATAAGAAATGATTGGAAAAACCAATTGCAAAAACTGAAACTGCTTGAATTACTGCATCATTAGATGCTTTAATGTGGAAACTTTCATAATCTGTTTTATAAACAGCATCTTGATTAATGTAAAGTGGTTTTAATGTTCCAGTCGGAGCAGTTTCATTCGTATCATAAAGACCAGTTGTGTCATTATAAATCACAAATGCATTTGTATCTTTCTGGAGACCAATTCCAGTGAACTGTGCGACAACCATGGACTTAAATCCAGTCGCCTTGGCACCATCAGCATGTAATCCACACATTCCATAGGTGGATCTCAATGAGCAATTAAAGATATATGGCGAAGCACCTGTTACATTGTCTGCTTCGATAACAACTCTTTCATTTCCGCCAATAGTGATAATACTATCAATTGGTGTATCTAAAAGAACATAATTAAATGACGTTGTGCTTGTTACTCCAGCAACTTTATAACTTCCATTATAGAGATCCGATCCAACTCCAGTTATACGGAACGAATCATCAACGTTCAAATTGTGTACTATTTCAGTTTCAACAGTGGCGACAGTTCCAGAAGATGACAATGATATAATATTAAAGTCATTAGCGGAAAGATCTCCTACAATCTTAAATTCTGGACTGTTTGGTTCAAAATCACTTACGTTTGGATAGTCTAAAATTTCTCTATTTCCAGTATCATCTCCATATGCATTCATTAATTTGAAATAATACATATCAAGATCTGTAAGACCAGTCAGATCTTTTGCATTAATCCCATCTGCATATTCAAAGCAGGTGAGTTTATGGTGTGAGAAATTTGGATTTGCTTTTTGCGAAAAATTCTTATTATAGAAGACTTCTCTATCCGCATCAAACATTGTAAATTGCCAAAAATAGCAACCACCAGTTACACGGAATAATGCAGATCTATCAATTGATGGATTTGATGGATCAGGAACATATAAAGGTCTAACTTTTGTTTTTCTTAAGTCGAGACCAACGATTGAGGTTCCTTTTGGTACAACTACACCACCATCAACGGAATTGAGTTTGTAAAGGACATTCGATGAATTATTTAAATCAAAAATAGTGCTACTTGATAATTCAATATCTGGTGAGGGTACATTATTACCATTAACATCCAAATATTGAGCACTACCACCATTATTTTTTATATAATATCCAGGTCTATTATCAATTAGATGAGTTCCAGGATAAAGTAAGATTGTTGTCTTATCAAATCTATCGTTATTCGCACCACTTTGATAAGCAAATCTTGCTGCTTCGATTAACGCTCTTGGATAGTTCTAAAGGGTCTCGTTAATGAATTTCCCTTATTATCAAAACTATCAGTAGCATCTAGATCTGATGGATTTACATAAAGAATATTACCATCTGTGTTAATTAGAAAATTTTCTAACCTGGAAAGAGGCATTGTATCAGCACACTAATTTTTCTTCTGCTTTATTTAGGAGCATCAAATCTCTTCTGTATTGAAAAAGGTTTTGGGGCAAATTTTTGGCGGAATTTTTTTTCCACCAAAAATGGATTTAAAGTTGCATTTTCAAATACAACAAAACCTCTCCTTTCGGAGAGGTTCTGACGCACACGGAAGGGGATGGTTCGGCAGTATCGCCAAGAGCCAACTAACGGACTTGAACCGTTGACCTGAGCTTTACAAAAACCCTGCTCTATCCAGCTGAGCTAAGTTGGCATTTAATCAGCAGGTAATAGTTCTGGGTTCTCCAGATCTAATTCAAACATAAGAGGATGACAAAGTTCATCAATCAAATAGAATGATGAATAGTATAACTCTTCTGGTTCAAATCTTTTTTCATTATCTGCGATTGCTAGAATTTCCCTATCGTAATACAAACTTTCAGGAACTTCATCAAAAGTAAATGGAACTTGGTTTATGAAATACATAAGAACCAACATTGATTCTTTATTGTACCAAACGTATCTGGTGTCAATACGGTATTTCATTCCTATTCCGTACTTTTGTTTATTTAGAGATTAAGAAAATCTCTATAGGACGAGGGGGACTTGAACCCCCACGGGAATACTCCCAACAGATTTTAAGTCTGGTGCGTCTACCACTTCCGCCACCGTCCCATAAAAACCTATTCAGGTTTATAAGTAGATGGATTCATTCTACAATATTCATTGAAAGTAATCTTCATCTCCTTCCAAGTCAGTCCACAATTCTCCGCTGCTTTCGGAACATTCCATTTTGCTGCGAACAGCATTTGCATAGATTCCCTTGTTTCTGGGCGCATGTGAATAGTACCTTAAGATTTCTTGGTAGTGTTTATGTGAGTATTGGATCATTTCAATCAATCAACATAACATCGCCACGCAGTTCAGCGAGTTTGATCTCTGCGAGAGTCTGAACACAAGTCCAGTATGCTTGACCACTGATGCAATTTTCATCGCAGAAGTACTCTGCCATGTCTTCTTGCAATTCACGGAGAGGAATTAAATCTTCTCGGTTGATACGCATGGTCTCGTTTGATTGATTACCTGCATATTATAACAGGTCTGAGTCCTGGTGTCAAGCGTCAGTCAAAGTAGGACTTGTTGGATGGATCACTCACAAAGTTCTTGAGTTGCTCCAATGCGTCTGCTCTTTCCTGAGTTTTGATCTTTGCGTAGTTGTACGCATGTCTCCTTGTGTACTGCTCTTTGAGTTCACTTTTTAGAATCCCAACTCTGAATGTGGTCAGTCCGACTCTTTCTGCTCTCAACTCTGCCAATTGTCCTGTGAGGACATCCAACTCCGCACTTAATGCCGAACAGGTTTTACCAGGACAGGTAGCAATTCCACTGGCATCTGCATCAACAGTGAAGATTGAATTGCCAACACCACTTAATGTTACAATTTGAGTATCAACTCCAACACCATAATACGTTGATGCAGTTGCAGTATCAGATCCAATTCCAGTTGTAAGATTTGCCGTTCCTAAGTTATCAGTTCCATATGGATTTACACCAGTAAAAGTTGGATCTTCCGAGTCTTGTCTTGGTGCCTGTACTCTTTCGTAATATGAAGTAGTACCAAGAGCAATTGCAGTTCCTCCAGCACCAGCAACAGTAGTTGCACATCCACAATAGATGATTTCGTCAGACTTTACATCAATCTCATACATCTTTTGATTGATTGCAACCGTCAACTCAGCAATCTTTTGGTCATACTTTGCTGCAGGAACAATCAGATCATCAATCTTATCCTGAATTGGAGTAACTAATGTTGGAAGATCTCTAATTTGTTGTGCCTGTATATCGTATTCTTCGCTTGTAAACTTTATAATATTATCCTTAGACATTATTTTGCACCTCCCTGATGAATAATCTCTGTTCCTTCATACTCTGATATTAATTTATTAACATCCTTTCTCTCTGCAAAAACAGTGTAATGGTAATTGAACTGTTTTTCTCCCTGGACTACAATCCCACCACCCACTTTGATCTGATTATCTTTGATGCATTCCACATAAAGGTTTTGGTTTTCTCCAATAGGAGTTAAATTCACTGTGATTGTATCTTCATGAACCAAATCTTTCCAGTAGTCGGGCAGAGCAACGACATTGGTTTTAGACTTGCCACGGAAATAAACTCCAAACTCAGGGCCTTCTATGCAACCATGTGCCAATCTATAGTTTTCTTTTGATGGGTGAGGGATGTCAAACTCTTTTGTTATGCCAACGATGGATGAAGTAAATGATAAAAATCCGTTGATATGAGTTGCACCATTAACAACAAGTGCTCCATTAATTGATACTGCTCCATTGAAAACACTTGCAGCATTAACAGTATTAATACCATTAGTTGTTTGAGTGCCATTAAATATTGACGCACCACTGCAAGTATAAAGTCCCAACTGGTTGGTATTTCCAACAAAATTAGATACACCAGTAACTTCTAATGAGAAAGGTAATGCAGCGATACCTGGAATTGCAGCAGGCGGAGCAATAGTAACTCCTGCTCTAACTGTTCCAATCTGAGTTGATGCGCCGAAAATACTAACTCCAGGGTTAGTTAGTAATCCAGCACTTGTATACCCAGCAAAGGTAAATACCGATCCATCATAAGCACCAATAGCAAGTTTCGCTGCTTGAAGATATGATAGTCTCATCTAATCACCTCTTGAAAAATGTTCTTGCTTTAGTGAGAACATTAAAAACCGTATCAAAAATGGTTGGTCCAAGAATAGAATCAACTCCAGTTGAAGATTGTACTGGTGCCGCTTCAGAATATAAAGATAAGTTACCCCCAGATAAAAGCATATCTAAAGTAGCACTGGCAGTAAACGTTGTACTATCTACAACATATTCTGGGCATCTAACATAAACAATCTTCTTAGAATTAATTGATACTCCACCATCAGCATCTGTAGATTCAATTAATACGTTGGCACCCTGAAGAATTAGGTCTCCAGATTCCGCAACAATTTTAATTTTTCCGTTATCTGCGTTAATTGTCATGCAAATTTCTTTATCATTGGATTTTTCACCAGAGCGAAATTCCATTGACTTATTAGAAAGTATTTTATAAACACCATCCTTATAAAAATGAAATCCTTGTAGACTATCGGTTGTTAAACAGTAATCACCTTCACCATGACCAACTGTCTTATTACCAGAAGTCACTTCAAACCCAGGATGTGTCTCCCTATAATAATCTTTACTAAAAGATTTCAGTTCTTCTTTTATTAGTTTTTTTACTTCTTCTTCTGTCATATACAATCAATAACACTTGTAATACCAACCAGAGTTCTTCTTGTATCAGCAAGATTATCCGTATTGGATAGTGGCTTGTATGCCATAATTGGAATCAAGGATGCTCCTTGTCCAGTGTTTGTATTTATGGTGATCTCTGGATAGTCATCAAACTCAAAATCAAATCCATTTGGAATTTGAATATTAATGATAGATCCATTTGGAGTTGTCAGTAATGGGAACTGAACATCACCAATAGATGCCGTATCATTAGTACTATCGTACCCGACACCTGGCGCTTCAATGAATATATCTTCTACAGTCGCCCTAACATTTTCATCAACAATACCCTGGTCGGAACCAGAACAATAACCAAGTCCTGGATTTATAACTGCTACTTTATCAATAGATCCATCCTTTAATATTAATTGAACTCTTGCCCCAGTTCCATGTCCAGTATTATCAATAACTGCAACTGATGTATCATTATCATATCCAGTTCCACCATTAAGAACTTGTACTGAAAGTATAGAACCAAATCTAGAAACAATTGGTCTCAATGATGCACCAACACCATCACCGAATACCTCCATCTCTGGTGGGATACACCTATTATATCTGTACCCAAGTGGCATTGGAATCAAATCAAGTTGACTTGTTGGGTTGTTGATCTTTTGATTACATGCATTGAAGATTGAGTTATCTCCACCAAATAGACTAGAGGTTGCAACTGCACTTTCAATAGATCCAAGTCCCCTATTAAGTGAACCAGCAGAATTCCCTCCAGTCAATCCATCAACAGTGCTTAAGATATTTCCAACTCTCATACCATTATATTCTGGTATTTTATTATCTTCATCTGTCCCAAAGAAGTTAGCAATATCTTTCTCTGCTGTTTTGCCAAATTGATCAAGGTCTTTTGCAATATTATCAAAGATATCAATCTGATCTAGTTGCTTTTGCCACTTTGTAGCAGCCTGCTTAAGTGCTGCATTTGCTGAAGAGACCCACTTGCTTGGGGTGGTACACTTCAATCCATCACATCCAATGAAACTGTAGATTGCAGATGCAACGCTGCTTACTTTTCTCAACACATCTCTCACCTTTCCGAATCCACCCATTAACCAATTCAATCCAGACATAATTGGTTCCAGTGCCTTCTCTAAAAGATCAAATATCTTTGCAAAAATTGCAGATACAAATTGTTCTGCTGCACAAACTGGTCCGTTGATAATATTACCAATCATAGTCTGGAACAAGTTAGTCAAGAATCCAATAATATCTTGAATTAACTTTTCAAAAATACAATATATGGTTGCAAGGGTTTTCATAAAACCCTTTTGTGCTGCAGGATCAGTTAAGTAAGATGCTGGATTTTTTAAATTTATATTACCCAACCATGTACTAAAGGTAACTGTCAATTTTCCAAATAGTCCATCTCTAACATTATTCATCACACTCTTGACCACAGATTGTGTTGTCCTTACAATCTTTTTGATCTTTGCTGGCATATCCACAATCTTATTAAGAAGTGGATCTACAAATGCACCAGCAGCAAAATCTAGCATGTTGGTGAATGCGATAAAGTCCGTAAGTATTTGTGTCAGTTTGCCAATCGCATCATCACCACAGTTACTTGGAACTATTTCAGTCTTAGTTGCTTTTATTTCAAATGCTCTTGCCGCAGCACTACAGGAACCACCAATAACAGTGTTTGATTGTTCTGTTTTAGTTGAATCAATAGAAGGTTTTGTTATCTTTCCTTGTTGTCCTGGAGAAACTGGTTCTGTTTCTATTTTCTTTGCGTTAGTTGGTTTGTTTGCTCTATTGCCTGTGAATGGTTGGAATCTAGAACTTTTCTCTAACTTTAATTCTGCGTTTGAGAAACTATTCTCTACATTTTCATTGCGATGAAGAAGACCAAAGATAACTGGTTGTTGTGCTTCTTCCCCATCCATGAAGAAACCAACGCAGGTTTCTCCACCTTGAAGTGAAAGTGTCTGTCCTATTCCACCTTGACCACTTCCACTTATTGGATCCATCAACACATCTGCCCAAGGAAGATCTTCCTCCTTAAGTGTGCTGTCAAATGGATGGTAACCAATGATCCTAACCTTACATCTCTGACCTTTTTCGCCAGATTGATCCATTACGGTATTGATGGCCTTCCAATAATCTGGATGGGCAACTCTGCCAATCCACCAGACAAAACCATCTCTACCAAGAAGGTTAGATTTTAATAGAGATTCTTCAATCATCAGTCGTCGTAAACTCTACATTCGGACGCATCAGGATGTGTATCACAATAGAGTTCTAATGGTGTGGGGTCATGAGTTTCCCCTGGATGGTTCTCTTTATATGCTTTCAGTGCTTCTAATTCTTCTTCCGTATGTCTTCTTGACTGTGCAGAAATAGTGGGATCACTCAGAAGATCCTCATCCTTTCTAATGTGCTGATCAATGTTTTCCATGTTCCTCCCTATTGATTTGGTCCATAAACTCCATAAGAATCTCTCATTAGTTTGAGAGATGTTGTGTTTTGTTGAGCAGAAAAATGATGTCTCAACTCCCGTATAACATAATTGCCGCTTGTTTCTGAATCAATTTCTCTTGTTTTTCCAGAATTCATTTCGGGGAATTCACAATAAATTATGTCTCCTACTTTTAGATTTATGTTACATGGTATAAGAATATTTAGTGCCTGTGTGAACAGCAAATTGTATCTAGAATATGCTTTTGCTTGATCTGAAATATCTCTTCCCGATTGTGCAGTACCACCAGCAGGTGATAGTACACCATGATCAGAAGTCCTAACCATGATTCTAGAGAATGATTTTCCTAATGCTTCAGACACAACAATACTTTCTTGATTACCAAGTTGAGAAGCATTTTTAATTTCATCCTGGAGATAGTAATCATAGATTGAGAATGTATGATTCTCTCTATTATAAAAGTATGTTTTGTTGGCGTACATTCCAACACGCAATGCTTTTCTTAAATCAATATTCTTTTCAAAGAAGTAATTCAAAATTGAGAAATTATTTTCAATGTTTCCTGCTTCAATTACTTTTCCATTATACTTGTAACTGTACTTACTTTCTGTTTTTGTTACAATTTTGTCAATACTTCTAAAGTTGAATCCATCTTTATTTTCATAGAATAAAAATCCCGCAGTTCCCTTTGCAAGTCCTTGTTCTGTTTTATCTTTTCCGTCAGTTCCAGTTTTCTTTGTGACAGCAGATACAGACTTTGGACCCAACCATTGCAAAACATGCAAAGGTTTCTTCATGTTTCCAATGAAACTAAAAGTATTTGAGGTCTCTTCTATATTCTCAGACTTAAAGTTAGTTGTCTTTAAATCTTCTCTAAGAATTTTTATTACAGATTGATTGACTTTTCCCGAATACTTGGTAGCACATCTTGCAGTTTCATTTGTAAGAAACTCTCTAGAGACTAAATGTAAAGTAAAGTTCTCGGATGTCTTTTCTGCTTCAAGTCCGCTCACTTTGTAGACATACATCTGGTCAACAGCGAACTCTCCCGATGCCGTCTCTGCTTCTAGGAACAATCTCTCTCCGCCACGAATAGGAAGTCCATTGAACAATCCATATGCATTAGTGATTTGCATTGTCATTGTTACACATGGTTCAAGAATATCTTCAAAATAATCTACTGACAATACAGCATTAGAAATATCAAATGCATTATCTCCATCAAGAGATTGCAAGACGACTGATCTATATTGTAAACCCGATACTGCTTCTGCCATTACGTTGAGGAAAGTTTAGTTAAGAGTAGAGTATTCCACAAACTATTTAATAGGACAACTTCAGGTATTGATGCTACTGCGACACCACCACCTCCACCACCCATTGGAATTGGGATTGGAATTTGTTGTGGTATTACTTGTGGTCCTCCACCTTGTCCCTGCGTGATAATTACAGTTTGCCCTCCACCTGATCTAGTCATTGGAACTTCCACCCGAGATCTTGCTTCTGGTGTTGGTTGTACTCTTGGGACTGATGGTGCAGATAATGGTCTGCTTGGTTCTTCTCCAGGTTTAGATTTAGAAGTAAAGAATGGATCTGATATTTTATATGCACTCATAGGATCAAAACGACCCGTTATCTGTCCCCCATTCCACCCAGTTCCAGTTTCCCAATGTAGGTGAGGTCCATCTGTTCTTCCAGTAAGTCCGACTTTTCCAATAATATCTCCTTTCTTAACTGGTCCACCTCTTTTGTAACCCTCTTGCATGTGACCATAAAGGTGGTGAGTTCCTCTATCATCTCTAAAAACTAAGAAGTTACCCCATCCTTTTTCATAGTCAGAATCAACAATTTCACCATCACTAATTGCTCTCAATGGAGTCCCAACCGTTGTTGCAATGTCCTCTCCTTTGTGGATACGATCTCCACGAAGTTGTCCATAAGAACCTGATGGTGTTAGAGTTATGTTAGTATCTGGATCTGTATATTCATAACCACCACCTTCTTTTGGTGTTCCGTATAATCTTTGATTCAACGGAATATTATCATCAGTATCTCCATCTACAACTTTTTTTCCACTTTGTGCGAATGTCAGAAGACCATCAACTGCTTCATTAAATGTTTTAAGTACAGAAGAAAATTGATTTTCACTTTTTTGCTTTTCTTCTGTTATTTTTTTGTTAGCATCTATTGTTTTATTTGCCCCAGTTATTTTATCTGATAGACTTCCTGCTGCCTTACCACCAAAATATGATGCAGCAAGTGAACCGAGCATAATCAAACCTGCCACCGTAGTAGATGGTTCTGGTATTACTGTTAATGCAATCGCAGTCGCAAGAGATCCAGCAACTGCTCCACCAACTGCACTTGACGTTGCACCACTAATTGCTTGTGTCTCGGTTTGTCCTTCTGTTTTTCTATCTTGATAATCTAGTCCAGCAAACAAAAGACTTGCTGGTCCAGATGCTCTCCTAGCAAAACCTCCTGCATTTTTAAGAGCGCCGCCCATTTTAGTGCTTCCACCACCAAGTTTGGGTGCTCCTCCAGTAGCAGTCTGTCCACCTCCAAATCCTGGAAGTTTGAATCCTTGACCCTTTAATGCTCCCTGTGCGTTGAATCCACCCTTAGTGAACAATCCAGGCAGACCAATTCTTCCTCCTTTAAAAAGTCTAAAACGATCACCAAGATTTGATTTGCCAGCAATATATCTGGAGAATGAATCGTTCATTCTACCCAGTTGCTTAGGATTCAACCTTGGTATTTTTGGTCCTCCACCTTTGGATGAATTTGGTTTGGGTTTACCTCTTGGTGGTTTTGGTCTTCTAATGAATGGGATATCAGGACCACCAAGACCAGGAAGAAACATACCTGGAATCCCACCAAGTAACCCAAGTAATCCACCAAGGCCACCGCCTCCTCTGTCCATCTCAAGAACTAGTTTTTCTAGTTTCTTGATTTCTTTCTTTGATGGAATTTTTATCTTCTCTAGATCTTTAGTACTAGAGTCTATCCATTTGATAAATTTTTTATACTCAGACTTCTTGTCAAAGTCTAGTGCCTTGACCATTCTAGTCTGGGGCGAGGCAACAATATTATTTGCTGAATTTTTGAGTGGAGACTTTATGAGAGTGATCATGTCCCTTATGCCTCAACAATGTTGTATATCATCTTTGCACTCAACCCAGCATAACTATCAAAATTATTAGAAGGTAAGAATGCAATTGATGGACCCTTAACTTGAGAAGGTATTAATGGTGCTCCTCCAGATGAAGATGCCGCCTGAACTCCGCCAGAATCACCAGGTACTTGTATTACTGATACTTCTGGATTTGATGGTATTCTTCCTGGTTGTCGTACTTGAGTTGAACTCGGATTTACACCATACATTCCCTGGATTGTATCAAACCAGTTTCTTGATCTTTGTAATGGTATACTTTGATTATAAACAAAATACTTATCTTTGAATAATTGACGAACTTTGTCCCTTTCTGCATCATTAAGTGTTTGTTTCTGAAGGAGACTCAAGAGTTCAGTATGACCTCTTGATTGAATCTCCTTAATCATTGCAGCGGCATTTGCTTTAATTCCTTCATCACCACTTTCTTTTAGTCCCGCTTCACTTGGATCAATACCTCTTGCTCTCAATTCATCCATAAGGACTTTTTCTCTGCCACCTTGCCAACTCACTGCACCATAAGCCTTAACACCATTGTCCATGTGAGTGCCAAGTATTAAATCTTTGCGTAAACTATTCTCTCTACCTATTTCTGCAGTAGCAAGTCTCGCCCCTTCCTCTGACAATCCCTGACGTTTAAATTCACCAGTAAGAACGTCTGCAACTTGTTTTTGTGATGCACTAGTGGATGCTGCATTTGATTGAGTGGTTCTCTCTTCTCCCATCAATCCACCGCTTGGACTCACACCTTCATCACCATTCCTCTTTGCTTTTCCACCAGACAATAATAAATCTACTGCTTGTTTGAACTTATTAATAATTTTTTCAAATGTGTCTGCAGATTTAGTTTGCTTTTCTACTGTATTTTTTTCTGTATTTCTTTGAATGTCAAGTTCATTTTCTTGTGCTTGAACTTTATTCATAAATGTATCGCCAAGTCCAAGAACACCAAGCACTCCCATACCACCAAGAGCAATCTTTGGTAAAAGACTTTTTGCTACTCCACCTAATCCTATTCTAGCAAATAATGAAATGACCCAACCAGCAAGTTGTCCGATTACAGATCCTATTAATTTTACAACTCCACCAATAAGACCCATTATTAAACCTAAGGCACCACCCCCACCACCTCCACCAGAGATGGATGGGATATCTTTTAACTGCTTGGCAATTCTATTGATTGTGATTCTCAAAAACTTAGCAATCTCAAAAGTCTCTGCCAGAGAATTCCTAAGTCTTTGTACACTCTTTCGTAGTCTTCTTTCTGTTTTCTTAGACCCAAAGAAATCTAAAATATCATAACCAGTTGCTCTACCATAAGTCTGAGTATTTGAAATATTATTAATTACAGAACCAAGATTATTCTGACTAGGTGGAGATATATTATTCCTTTGAAAACTGACAATATTATTTTTTGCACCAGACACTATGGATGCACCTGGTGCTTGTCCACCAGTGACAAAATCCATCGCTTTCTTTTTCTTTAGCGATTTAATTTTGCTACCAAGTTTTTTAAAAGGAAAGATGGATTCAAACATTTATAAGTTTGCCTGCTGCTGTGCTTTTAGATTTTCCTCTTCAATGTGTTGATTCAGAAGTGCAAGATAGATATCTCGCTCCCATGGCATCATATTTTCAATCTCTGTTAAGCTGTATTTATGATGCTGCATCAAGGCAAAATTCAATTTATAATATGACTCAAGGTCAATATGAGCCATAATCAACCGAAAAAACTTGACAGTCCCTCCAGAGTTACTTCACTTTCAACCTCAGTATTTGGATTGGTAACCTTAAACGTATGAGAAAGTTTTGGCATAGTGGCAAAGAAGTCTTCAATCTGCTTGAACTGACTTGAGTTCAGTCCATCTAACCAGGACATCAATTCTTTCTTGGTACTATCTGCAGCAGACCAGCACTCATCTGCATCAAAGATCATATCAATACAGGATGCAATGATTTCAAATGACTTCTCAAGTGAAGACTCATCATCAGTATTAAAATCAAAGTTGTTCTGAATAAATTGATTCAGAGATGGATACTTCATACGCAGTGTAAGTTTTCCATCAAGATTAATATCTGTGGTGTGCTTTGGATCTTTCTGTACAGAAATTTCGTCAATATAAATCTTGACTGGAACCGTAGTCTCTCCATCATCAGGACAGGTTACAACCAGATCAATTGATTCTCCAACTGACTTACCACGTACATTCAAGAAAACATATTCAATATCAAACGTAGGAAGTTCTTCTACTTTAATTCCTCTAGTTTGAATGCAATCTTTCAGCGTTGTCTTGATTGCATTTGTAATCTGATCCACATTCTCACTCTCTAATGCAAGAATCAGAATCTTTTCTTCTCTAACTAAAAATGGTCTGTATTTAATCTTCTTTCCAGATGAAGGCAATTCCAACTCATATGTTGGTGTGGAGATCTTTGGTAAAGGCATAATATCCTATAGAGTTTTCAGGTATGATTATTTAGTTCATTGGTGAAGGTGGTCCTGCTATTTCTGCAGTAGCAGGAGTTCCACCCTGTTCTCTAATTCTATTTTGGGATCTGATTATCATTTCTCTAATTTCACTAACAGAATCAGTAATAGATTGTGGACTAGTTTGTCCCCTAACTGGTTGATCTGGATTTGCTGGATTCGTTGTGGGTGCTCCGCTAGGAGTTGTGGTTGGCGTATCAAATCTAGTCTTCTCTACAATGTACCTAGTATAATTAAATGAGGCAGTAACCTTTGTGATAGTACTAGACTCATAAGAAAATGGAATGGCAACAATATTCATTGGGAATGCATCAATGAATGTATACTTTACTAATGATTGTGGTCTAAAACCAGAATCACTAATACTTGGATTTGCCAGGAAGTTTCTTTCAAACTTAACTACTGATATATCTTTTTTATATTCATTTGGATACTTCATTCTGTAAAAATTATTACTACCATTAAATCCAGTTTGTCCATTACCAGATCCTTGATATGCACCAGCAGATGAATGGATTGGATCAATATAATTCATCCACTCTTCCAAAAGACGAAGTGAGTTGTAATTATCATCAACATAGAAAGTCAAATCAAAATCTGTATATATTCTTCTCGTCGCAAATCTTTCAATCATACCTTGGCGACTACCACTCTCTTCACTCATATCAAATGATGAACCAGGAAGAGTCACGTCAGAACAAAGAAAGTCATAAGACTTTGGGTTAGTAAGTAATCCAGAATTTGTTAAATGTTGATTAACACCTTGACCATTTGCTGCCAAGTTTAGATTTACCATGAACTGAGATGTTTGAGACAGTTTCCCAATGATAGCGGAAACTTGAGACATCTTTGCATAATAGAGTTCGGCGGACTCTGCCATCTAAATACTTGGAAACTACTTATATTATATGTATGTCATATCATGGACGCTATCTTCCAGAGAACCCAATAAAGTATAAAGGCGATCCCACAAACATCGTTTATCGTTCTTTGTGGGAAAGAAAGTTCATGAGGTATTGTGATCTAACGGAAGAAGTTGATCAATGGCAATCAGAAGAATTTTGGATTCCTTATGTCTCACCAGTTGACAATAGAGTTCACCGTTACTTCCCAGACTTTTTTATCAAGTACAAAGATAAAACTGGAAAGTACAGAACAGTAGTTGTTGAAATCAAACCCAAAAGACAAGTAGAAATGCCACCGCAAAACCCCAAGAGAAGAACAAAGGCATGGGCCAATTCTGTAAAGACTTGGGTAGTTAATCAAGCAAAGTGGAAAGCAGCAAGAGAGTTCTGTGCTGATCGTAATTATGAATTCAAGATCATGACAGAAGACGACTTAGGAGTATAATGGCAAAGTCACAATCATTCATAGATAAACTTGCTGTTACGATTAAGTATGGAAAAAATCGTATTCCATTAGAGCGTCATGACACGGATGAGTTAAAAGCAATAGCAAAGTATATTGGTCTTCGGGGATACAGCAAATTAAACAAAGAAGACTTACTTTTAATCATCAAGTTAAATCCTAAGTATGAAAAGAGTTATCATCCAAAATCAGTAATAAGAGTAAAACCACCAAGAGTCAAATCTCCAGATAGTTATCTGGAAGATTATGTTTCTGGGTATGAAGATGAAGAAGATGAACTAGAAGATCTTCTTGATTATACAACCATTGAAGAAAGAATCAAAGAAAAAGCAATTGGTCAACCAAATACAGATGCAGATTGGTATGCAAATCAATTGTACTTAGAATTAGAACGTGTGGCAGAACAAAGATTTCCATCAATAGGTGAGTTTTGTTTCTTTGGATATAGTGCTGCTTATCCTCAAGACTATCGTTTTTATGATCAAAGACCACTATCATACATATTAGAATATCAA